TCATTCAGCCTGGCCGAGAGCCATCCAGAAAAACCGACATCCGGTCGCCTCCACTGCACCGGAGGCCGTCAATTTATTGGGCATGACCGTTATCCCGGTGGTCGTGTATGTGCGTAACGTCAAACTCCAAACTTCCTGCGCCGCCGTACTATCTATACGTGTCAGTGTCACATGTAACGGCGTGGTCTTGAATTTTTTTGGAAAGGTTATGCTAATAGGCAAAGCGCTTGAACCGCTTGTCGGAGAATAATGTCCCCACTGGATTAGCAATCCGGACGGCAACGTTACGCTTCCGCCTGTGCCGTAAGAAAATGTTTCCGTACCAGCCTGCCAGCCCTGTGCTTCGCCGTTGATGTACAGACGTGTGTATGTTTGCGGTATGGTGCGGCTGCCGCCGCCTGTCAGGGCTTCCAGACGATAATATTGACCGTATAAGCGGGTAATGCGTCCTGTACATATTCGAGCATATGTCGATGTTCCGTTATCGGGTCGCCCGGCAGCGTCATAGCTCGTGAAGCACACAAATTCTCCGTATGCAAGGGTCTTTGTTTCAGCGGTATTCGACGGATTGAACGTATCGAAATCCGAGATGGCGATGTTTGCAATTTTCCCCTGCTTTTCGGCCATTTTCTCGTCGGTATAAGCCGTCGCGGCGTCAAGGGTCGTATTTCCCACCTCATCGGCATAGGCTTTCACCGCCTCGTCCCTGCGAGCCGCTTCATCGGCGGAGAGCCGCAGCAGAAGTTCCTCGCGCACTTCCGTATATCTGGCGGCATATTCCAACAGGGCCTCCCTGTCAGCGATTGTCGTAGCCGGATAACCGTCGGTGGAATCGGACAGTTCCGCCTCCGCAGGATTGCTTCCCGCCGCCACATAAGGCACGTCATTTCCCTGCCCGGAAGCGTCGTACCATACGGTCGGGGTAAGTCCCGCGGGGGTAAGGTCAAGCAAACAGCCGAGCGTCACGATACGCAGGGTGCGGATTTCGATGTATGTGCCTTCACTGCCAGCCATTGACAGGCTGGTGTACTGGCCGGCCGGGGCTATGTAGCTCGCCGTTACAGCATTTCCGGGGTTGGCCGGAAAGGTCGCCAACACCGTACCGCCGTGTATCGCTTTGATTGCGCCGTCGCTGCGATACTCGAACTCGATGAGCTGCATGTATTTCATGTCGGCTGTTTTGTTGTCCAACCGCCAGGCATTGTATATGCTGAGGCTGCCGGGGGTGTTGTTTGTCGCCCGCAAAAACGTGCCGGAAAAGCCGTTGGCTGCGGCCACGTTCCCGGTAATGCTCGTCGCGCTGTTGTTTTGTACCCACGTGCCGGCGGACGCAGTGAAGCTGCCGGAGGGCCATTGAGAGGGTTCGACATTTCGCACGACGGCCGGGACGACCCACAGTTCCGGATGTCCGCCGTTCCATATCGCCGTCAATTCTTCGGCGGTCAGGGCGAAATTGAAGCGGCGGGCGGCGACGAGACGTACACCGGGGAGTGTTCCGGCATCGGCCGCCGCTTCGGCGCCGCCCAGGAGGAAGCGCTGCGGCTCGTGAGGATATACGTATGCTGGAGTCTCTTTTACCGTCGCCGTGCCGTTGATGGCGGCGATGCACCGCGTATCGCCGTCGTAGGAGACCGCGACGCAGCAAAGCGTGCCGAGCGGAACAGTTTTGGCGGCAATTTGCAGCCCGCGCATGGATACGACAACGTTGCTGCCCGTGTGAAATATGTGACAACCATAACCGACGTTCCCGCCTGTGCCCTCGTTATATACGGAAAGGTTTCCGGACGAGGCAGTAGCAGGCGTGACGAAAATAACGACGGTCGTATGCGGCTGCCCGGCCACTTCCGTAGTCAGGGCCGCGGCCGAAGATTTGAACAGCCCTTTCCCCATGACTGCACCGGTCGTCCGACCGCGCAGCACCGCATCGCGCACGGCCGTATTTTCGGCCGCATCGGCTTTTTCCTGCGCGCCGTCGGAAGTTTCTTTCGCGTTCCAGGTCGAGCGCTCCGAGGCGGTGATGTGCTTCACCGCGTCGGCCGCATGCTCGGCGAGCGCCTGCCCGGCGTTGGCATCGGCCATGCAAACGAGCACATCTTCGCGGTCGGCATCATAGCGGTTTGCGTACGCCAGCACTTTCCCCCTATCTGCGGCCGTCGTGTCCGGAAATCCCGTCGTATCGTAGGAGAGCTCTACCTCGCCCGCCTTGTTGCCGTTCAGGAAATAGGGCACGTCGTTTTCCTGGCCGGATGTGTCATACCAGATGGTCGGCGTCAGCCCCGCCGGAGTAAGGTCGAGCAGACATCCGACGGCGTCGATTGCCAGGGTGCGTATTTCTATGAAATCGCCCGGCTGTCCGCTCATTTCGATAACCATGTAATTAGCCGTCTCGCCGATTATTTCGGCTACCGCGGCATCGCCGGTATTGGCCGCGAAACTTCCCAAACCACGCGCAGAGATGGAACCGCTGGAACGGTATTCAAACCGGACGCGCTGCCGCTCACGTCGCGTTTTGCCGTCGTACCGCTGAAAGGCGTTGTAGATGGAAATGGCCGTTCCGCCCTCCGGTATCTCGAAACGCTGGAAATTTCCGGAAAAACCGTTGGCGACGGCCACATTGTCCGTGCGAATGGCATTTCCGGTATTTCTTGACCAGGTTTCCGCTTCAGGTTTATAGGTTGCAGTCGGCCAGCCGAGCTGGCGGACCCTCCGCCACTCGTTCGGGACACACCAGAGTTCCGGATGGCCGTCGTTCCACGAGGAGGCGATATCGGTATCGGTGAACGCAAAATTGAATATACGGGCGGAAATTATGCGACCGAAAAAGGGCACACTTTCACTATTCCCGACCTCGATAAATCGCGCCTCCGCCGCATCGCCGGCGAGGGCTTTGTCCTGTACGGCATTGTTAATGACTGCTTTGCAGCCCTCCGCCGTTTTCACCAGTACGACCTCGTAGAGGGTGTTTGCCTGCGCGGCGGCCTGATAGGAAGTTCCGCCGACCCGACCGGTTATCCATCCACTCGCGACGCTGACCGTATTATGCTGATTGTTGTATCCGTCCCGAAAAACTGCCTGCCGCGTAGTCACGTCATCGCCGGTAACGAATACGATACGTATTGTACGGTCCCCGGTAAACAGCAGCGATTCATCGGTGGTTTTGAAATAGCCCTTGTCGAGCCTCGCGCAGGTCAGACGCGTGCGCAATACAGCGTCGCGCACGGCAGTTTCCTCGGCTTCAGCGGCCACATTGTCGGCGTAATTTTCGGCATTGCCCTGCGCCGCGTTCCACTTCGTGCGTTCGGCATCAGTTATGAAACGGTGCGCGTCATCTTGCATGACATCCACGAATCGGAGGCCGCCGGCTGCGGTGATTTCGAGATACGACGTATCCCCGGACGGCTTCACGGCTGACGCCACGGCCTTGTAATCGTAGGCAATAGGCTTGCTTTTCCCATCGCCGTAGACACGGGAAATAGCCTGCCGCTGGGCGGTGAGATAGAGGGGCATCGAAACGGCCGCCGCACCGGCGCAAGGCATCACCATGACGCGGCGCACCTCCGCCGTATCCTCGGCGGCGAGTGCGACCATGCCGGCGGCCACGTCGTAACCGCCGGCCGAATTTGACGTAACCTCGCATCCCTGAATGATGCAGGGGCCGTGCTCGGCGAAAAAAGCGTCGATGGCCGCGAAGGGTTCCGCCTGTAATCCGACAAGGTCGTCGCCGAAATATTTCCGCACGCCGGCCTGCTGTACCTGTCTTTTCATATTTGTCTATTTCTGAATGATTTTATATTTAACGAGCGCCTGTTTGAAGCGTTCTACATCGGCTACGACCTGTTCGATATCCACGCCCTGCGGGATGTAGATAACAACATCGACGTCGCCGAACTGTTCGCGCAGTTCCCCCTCCAGCGGGACTTCGGCCGTCGGAGTTCCTTCCGCCTCCAGCGCAAGGTCGAGACGCTGCGTATCCCCTTCCTCTTCGAGACATATCCGCAGTCCGCCGTCCTCGTAGGTTTCAACACGAATCGCAACAGGCTGGCCGTACTTCTTGCGCAGATAGCCCTCGAATACACGTACTTGAAAGGTCACGTTCATCAATATGCGCGTGTCGTCCCGCCACGTCTCGAAATCCGCAAAGAGCCCGGCCAACGGGGCCGTCAAGCGTCGCAGCCACCACAGCCGCACGGGCTGCCGCTTGTGCGCAGGAAGCAGCTGCCGTACCAGGTTACGATAATCTATACGAAACGTTCTCATAATTCTACCTGTTTGGCGGACACGAAGGAGAGCGCGCTGCCATCATCGTAATCGAAATACCCTGCTTCCAGTTCGTCGGCGACGCCTACCTCGGCAAATTCCTCCATGCTCGTGCCCTTGCGTTCCAGTTTTTTCAAATCAACCGTTACCACGCCCTCCGCGGTCATCACGGCCGCCACGAGCTTTTGCCGGTAAAGTATCGAATTGAAGTCCTGCCCCGTGCGAAAAGCGTCCAGGGCCTCCGTTACCCGCTCGCGCACGGTCGTAGCCGGGACGGCCGGGTCGTAAAAAACTTGCATATCGTAGCGCACTTTGTCGGCAGTCGTCGATACGGTTTCCGTTTGGGTTCCGGCGAATTTGATGCTTTCCACGTAGCCCGAAAAATTGTGCAGCTCGTCAGTAGTCAGGGGGACGATACGGTTCTGATTATCGAGTTTGGCGACCTTGATACTGAGCAGTCCGGCATTTTCCGTTACGGCCACTACGCCGATAATACGGGCTTCCGGGTCGTCCTCCGCGTAATAGAGCTGCGCCGTCTGCTCATCGAAAAGCAGTTCGTGGCCGTTCTGAAAACGCCGGCACTGTTCGACGTACCATCTTACGGTACCCGGGGCGATTTTGTCGGCCGCCTCGTCCACCTCCGCGCGGAACATGTCGAGCACGACCTCGAACAGATGTATAGCCGTAGCCACCACCCACGTCCATAACCGCCACTCCGCCGCAGAGGAGGAGGAAAGGCCGGGGCGGTCGGCCGTCAGGCTGTCAATCATCCCCTGTTGTATATCCTTAATCGTCCGTGCCATCGAATGTATTTATTTCTTTGTCGTTCAATTCCTTTACCACTGTCTGCCGACACATGTCGCTGTCCGTGTCTACCGTGACCGCCTGGCCCGGCGCGAGAGCAACATCCAGATAGCAGCCGTTGTCGGCGAGGTAGTCGATATCCAGAGATACGAGCGCTTCCGGGTCGTTCACGAGGTCGGGGTTGAGCGCCAGCAGCTGGCCTGCCGCCTCCGCCGTACCGTAATATTTGACAGCCACGTCGAGTAGCGTCTGATTGGCTACCGTCTTAATCGTTTTCATCGCCGTATCCTCCCTCTATTATCAATTCCCCCGTACCGTTGAAGGCTACGCGGGTGATTTCCATGCCGTCCTCCTGCATCTGCTTGCGGACATTGCGCAGAAAGAGTTCCGCGTCGTCCTGGATGTACTCCACGGCGGCCACGCCGAGCGTCGGCGCCTCTTTGAAATCACCCGGAGCGGCGAGCAGAATGTCCCGCTTGTGCTGGCCGGTCGCCCGCTCGGTCGGGGCCAGAACAAGGTCGTCGCCCGTGAAGTCTATATCGCCGTCCGCTGTCTGTAAAATATCCCGCATGGCTATCCTATTCGATTGTACATCCGAATGTCCCGGTTACGGGGCCGCCCGACGGGGGCGCCACGAGACCGGCCGTGTAGATTATCGTAGCCGATTTTATAGCGGCTATCACCGCGTCGGCCAGAGCGTCGGCCACTTTGTCGAGCGCCCCGTCCCGGTCGTCCTCCTGATTCATCACTTCGGTGAAAGCAGTCTTTACCGAGGCTTTTATCGTCGCCTTTACAAGTGTCATTTTTATGCCGTTAAATAATTTTTCAAGTCCTCTTTAATCTGCATGAAATCCGCCGCGTTTATCGGCGTTCCGGAAGGTCCCGTCCCGGTCGTCACCGTGAGCGCGCATATCGCGTCGATGAGCTGTTCCAGGGTGGAGCGCAGGCCGCTGCCGCCGCGGCCCGCGGCGAAACCTTCCGCCGTCATGGAGAAGGAGCTGTCTCCCACGGAGAGCCGCACTTCGTCCACTTCCGAGAACATAGCCACGTAAAGCTCGTTGCTGCCGCCGAGACGGGAAACGAGAACGATGCTTCCAACGGCCGGCAGGAAACAGAATCCCCTACGCCCCGCATCGGCCACGGCATACAACAGCACGTCGTCGTATGTCACGCTCTCGGCCTCGACCGTACACGTGCGGCGGTCGCCGTCCACCCCGCGTACCGTGGCCGGAAAAGTCTCCCCGCCGGGGGCTCTGCCTATGCCGGACAGCCTCCGGCGTAGCTCGATGATATCCGCTTCGCTGCTCATATTGCCGTGCCTATTTCGACCGTCCGCCGTCCTCCTCCGGAACCGAAATCGACGGTAACGGTCGATATGTAATATTTCCCTGACCGTTCCGCATATACAGGGTCGGTCAGTTCGGCCACCATGCCGGGGGCCGCATAGGGTTCGAGAAATGTCGTGATGCTGCCGTCGTATCCGTCCGCGGTTTCGCGCTCCAGCTCGTTCTGCGCCAGTGTCGCCAGCTCCTGCATGTCCTGTACGTCGTAGAAGTAGAGCGTTCGCGAAGAGCCCCCCTCCGTGCCCTTCTTCGCCTCAACGCGCGTACCGTCCTTCTTGTAACAAATCGCCTTGATTTGGATTTTCAGGTCTTTCCTGTTCAAATACTGCAATTTATCATCATTGATGACGTTGCCGCGCAGCTCGTATTTCACGCTGTCCCCCACGACCTTTTCCGGCCGACAAGCATAGACCTTTCCGTCCAGGTCGAAAAATACGGCCAGACCGTAACGTTTCGTAAGGTCGGCCAGTACGGAGGATACGGACTTGTCCGGGACCGCGTAATTTTGCAAGGTCAGCGTTTCGGCATATCCGACCTCAAGACCGCACTTTTTAAGCAGTGCGGCGAGGGTCGTCGTGCCGCTGGCGGTAATGTTGCGGCGGCGACACTGCCAAAACTCGTCCTCGCATACAATTTCCAGCGGCGTGCGCAGATTGAGCGCTTTTACATATCCTCTAAATTCCAATCTGTTGCGCCCGTCATAACCGAGACGTATCTCCACCCGGTCGCCGACGGCAACGGCCTGCGCCGTCTCCACGCGCGTGGCCGGTAAGTCGGCCTGCCGCAGCACGGCCGTGACGGGCACTTTGATAGTAGCTGTCGCGCCGAGAGCGTACACCGAGCGTTTGACGCTCACGCCATTGACCGCCGAAAAGCGTTTGCCGCCAATCCGTATGTCACATGTCAGCACGTACATGATTACTCGATTATCAATTCGACGGCCGCGTCCGTATGCGCCGTAAACTTCACTATTTGAACGTGTTCCGTTCCTCCCATCGTCGGAAACTCGATTTTGTCGAAAACGAATTTATCATCCCGGCCCACTACCAAGTCGGTAAGGGCGGAAATAAGCATGACGGCCTCGTTTAGCTCCCACATCTCCCGCATCTGTTGTACTGCCTGCTCCGGATAATTGCCGTCCTCGCCGATAAGTGCGGCAGTAATGGAAACTTTGTAACTATCCACATTTACAAGCTCGTTTACCGTACCCCGGCGACCGGTAAGGGCTGTTTGTACGATACGTTTCTCGCCCGATATGCTGATAGCCGCGCACGGCAATTCGATATTGCCGAGTGAACATTTTACGCTGACGGGCATAAAATACCATCGGCCCGTCGTCGCGTCCTGCCGGCGGATAGGCGTGCCGCCCGCGGTCATCTCCGTCCGCAGCGCCGGGGCCTCCGCCATTCCCTCGTATGTCTCCGCCTGCCGCGGAGCGGGGACGCTGCCCGCGGCGAGCATGCCCGGATAAATTTTGCCCCGCTTATTGGCTATTTCCAAAAGCAGACCGGCCACATCGAAACGATGTCGCATTCCCGAATAATCGTTACGCCTGTCCATCAGTCACTTCCATTAGAACGTCCATAATCTTTTCGCGTATCTCGTCCAGTCCCTGGCCGTCTGCCGAGGCGATGTTGATGACGATTTGGTCGCAAAACTTATCGGCCGTAATGCGCGGCCGGCCCTCGTCGTAGTCGCGCGTATCGACGGCCGTCGTCTCTTCGCCGCTCGGTAGGGCCGCGGCCTGCGTTGCGGCGGGCGACGCGGCGGCCAGCCCGAGGGAGGCCGCGGCAGTCAGCCCGGCCAGTTTTACGCGGCCGAGTTTGGAGGTAATGGCCGAGTATGCCGCCGTCCCTTTCTCGTTCACCGCCACGCTGTCCAGGTCGAATACCCCGGCGGAGGAGGAACGGCCCGTACCGCCTCCGAGCGCGGCCGATAATTGCTGCAAGGGCCGGCCGCCGCTGCCGTCGGAGACGGGGTTTCCGTCGGGGGCGGGCGTGGTCGTCGGGGCCGGAACCGGTGCCCCGTAAAGCAAGTCGATACGGCCGAGGCCCTCGTTGTAATCGCCGACCGCACGGGAGAGTTTGTTCAAATTTCCTGTCACGCCGCGGCGAATAGTCAGCGTCAGCATGCTGAAAACTTCGTCCCAAAAACCGCCTATGCCGTATTTGTCGCGTATTGCCTCTTCGTCCGCTTGCCAATCCTCGCCAGCCTTCATCTTGTCGAACATCCGGTTGAAGTCGCCGGCGAACTGCTGCTTCTGGCCGTCGTCCACCCGCTTCAGCAGTCTTTCGAGAACTTTCGTGCGCGTCTTTTCCAGGTCGGCCACGACGTCGGTCATGGCCTGGTCACGGAACTTGTTGAGCAGCTTCCGTTCGAGTTCGTTGTTTACGCGGTCGAGCGCGTCGCGCAGGTCGTCATTTGTGGCCGTTTCGGTAAGCAGGGACGGAAGATAAGTACCGTACTGCGTATTGATACGGGCAATGGCTGCGGCCCGTTCATCGCTTCCCTCTGCCGCCTTCATCGCCGCGTCGAAGTCTGCCTGCGCAGCGTCTTTCGATTTGGCGAGTTCCGTGTTGAAGGCGGCGAAGGAGGCGGTGGCCTTGTCCGTTTTTCCCGTCAAACCGTAAATGACGCCGGCCAGCGTGCCGATGCCGAGAATCAGCCAGCCGACGGGCGAGGTGACGAAAGCCGCGTTAAGCAGCCGGACGGCCCCGGCCAAAACTCGCGTACCGGCGGCCGCGATGTTGTGAACGACCGTTACGGCGAGCACTTTTATTTTGTGAGCCGAGAGGGCGAGGCCGAGAGCGCCGAGGGAGGTCGTCAGCCCGATGACGACGGGGTCGCCCTCCCGGATGCCGTCGATGAACCAGCCGAACATACCGCCTACGGCGGAAATGATGCCGCCCGCGACGACGAGCGCTTTCCCCAGAACGGTTATCCCGGCCTCTACAATAGGCAGGGCTGCCTGTCCTACCTCCGCAAGCTGTGTTTTCAGCGAGTTCCATAACTCTTGCGCACGCTGTACGGAATTTGCCGAGAGTTCCAGCGCCCGGTCGGTCGCCCCGGCCGAATCGGCCACTTCGCGAAGCGACATACCCAATTTGTCGATATCCGAGGCCATCACCATAAAGGCGCTTTTCGCCTCCTTATCGACGATGCCGAGCGATTCTATAAAATTGCTCTTCTGCTGGTCGGTCATCGACCCGGTAACAGCCTGTATCTGCTTGAAGATATCGAGCGAAGAGCGGATGCTGCCGTTCTTGTCGTAAACGTCGATGCCCGCCTTAGCCATCTTTTCGACCACTTCGCCGCGGCCGAAAATCGAATACATATTGGACATGAGCGTGGCCGCCCGCTCCGCACTCTGCCCCTTTCCGGTCATGTAGGCGAATACGCCCGCAACCTCCTTGTAGCTGTATCCGAGAGCATCGGCCCCCGCGATAAGGTTCGGCATGTATCGCGCAAAATCCTCGAACTCGCCCGCCCCGACGCGCTTTGCTTCGACGAATACGTCGAGCACCTCCTGGGCGGTCGTCTTTTCCTTGCCGACAATGGAGAGCGTCTGGGCGAGAGCGGCCGACACGACGTCCATGTCGGCAAATTGCGATTTCGCGCCCCGCTGCGTGGCGTCGAGAATAGACAGAGACAGGTCGAGGTCGCCCGTCTGGGAGATTATCCGTTCCAGGGCGGCCGGCGCGGCGGCAAGGTCGGCCTTGTTGCGTGCCGTAATCTCCTTTACCCGCTCGGTCGCTTTCTTCAGGCTCTCCTCGTCCAGCTGGGCGGTGATGTTTACCTTCGCCATCCCCTCGTCTATGCTCATGGCGTTTTTTACGCCGAGGCCGAGACCCGCCGCCGCAACCGTAGCCGGATTGACGAAACTGCCGAAACCGCCGGTAAGGTCGGCGAAAAAACGTTTCATTTTCCCGCCGCGGCCAGCATTGTCGAGCCGGTCGATTTGCCGCGTCAGACTGTCTATCTCCTTGTTGTACTGGCGAATCTGACTGATATTGCGCGGGTCGATGATTTCTTTCTCGGCCCGCAGCAGGTCGAGCCGCTGACGCAGCACGGACAGGGAGCCCCCGAGGTCTCGCGCAGAGCCCTGCAGCGCCCTGTTCTGCGCCGTCAGCCGCGAGAGCGTGGCGACCGTCCGGTCCGACGTTCCGCTAATCCTCGTAAGCGCAGAACTTGCCCGGTCGGTGACGCTCAATATGTACTCGACGTTGTTTGCCATCGTTTAGCCAGCCAACATTTTACCTATCCTTTCAGCTATGCGGCCCTCCGCCCACACGGCCATTTTTACCTGAAAGCACCACTCCGCATCGCAGAGCGTATCGGGGTCGAGATGGAGAACCGAGCGGATGAGCGCGCTTCCCGCGTGCAGCCAGCCGGGACGGTTCTCCAGGCCCGACCCCTCTATACCTTTTTTAAGTCGCTCTCGACGATTTCGATGATTGCGTCAGCGTGGGGGAGTATGCCCAAGAAATAGCGGTCCTCGTCAAGAAGCGCACTGTCGCCGCCGAGCCAGCAGTTTCGGAGAAGTATTTCTTTGATTTTCAGCCCGTCCACACCGCCGAGGACGTTTGCCGAGGCGATAATTCGGCGGTCGGGGCGGCGCAAATAACCTTTCCGGCCTTCGGCCTCTACACAGAACACGTCGCCGTACTGCTTTTTCCAGTCCTCGATGATTTTGGGGGTGATTTCTGCCGCCGCGGGGGCGGCTGTCTTTTTCTCTGCCATTGATGTAGAATATTGTTTATGTGTATGTTGCCGTTTTTTGGGAATATTTTCCTTGTATTTGTTGCCTAAAAACAGGGTTTTGGAAACTTTGAAAGGACGTTTAAAGAGCGGGGTCGAAAGACCCCGCCGGTTATACGTCAAAGTCGACGCCCAGGGCGATGAACGGCAGGGCGTGCTCGCTGTACAGGTCGCCCGCTTTCATGCCTTTCGGCAGCTCTTTTATCGAGGCGTTATGAATCTTGTCCGTCACTACCACGCCGTTCTGCTCGCCGTAAGTGACTACGATGTCGAAGTCCACGTCGAGAATGTCCTCGTATCCGCGCTGGCGGGCCGTGCGGTTCAATGCATCGAGCTCGCTCTGCAAAATGGTGAGCGTCCCTTCGTAGCTGCGTTCGCCGTGCTGGATACCCCGCGGGTTGTATCCCGCCCCGCGGACGTAATCCTTGTTTTTCGTCGGCTTGTACTCGATACCCCGCAGACCGGCAACGAACTGGCCGAAAACGTACACTCTGATGTCGCCGTAAGCATACTCTTTCTGATTGATAACCGTTCTCATGGCTATTCCGATTTGATTGCCGGATTGGTAAACTCCAGCGTTACCTCAAAAGTTTCTACGACGCCTTTCGGCTGAATGCGGCACACGACGCGGATAGTCTCGGACGTCAGAATATTCTGGCCTTCGGGGATAGACACGGCGAAGGAGGTGATTTCGCCGTTCATCTGAGTAAGTACGGCATTTTCTATCATCCCTTCGTAGCTCGTCCGCTGGCCGGCCGACAAGTCGCCGTCGCTGTCCGTGTCCACGTCGTCGAGTATCTCGTCGATGAGCGTGTCGTACACGATTATCCGCGCTTTGTCAACCGTGCGGCCGTAGCGCAGCTGCGCATAGTCGTCCGTCACGGGCGCGGCCGCCGGGTCGCCGTTCAGATAAGCCCCGTTCTTGCGCGGATACGCGACGGGGATAATATATCCGGCATCGTGCAGGCTGTCGGCCAGCCCGTCTGCGTCGATGTAGCTCTGCCCGTCGGTCAGATACATGTCTGTGCCGATGGAACCGGAGCGAACACGGCCGATGGACTGATGCACCGAAAGCGAGGCCGCCCGGCCGAGCACGCGGCCGATGGCCGCCGTATGTTTCACCGCGTCGTCCGATGCCAACACGTAACATACTGCGTTCGTGGAGGATTCACGCGGTTTGAACAGGCTGTCCACCTCGGCGTCGAAAGCCGGGGCCGGCATGAGCAACCGGAAGGGGTTCACTTTCCCGGCCGCATAGCTTTCGATAACGGCCTGCGCCTTTTCCGCCGCCGTGATGGCGTCCTTGTCGATGCCCTGCGTTGTGTCCGCTTCATATTCCGTGGGCGGAATTTTGTTCACCCCCACCAGGCGGACACGGCCGCCGGAGGCGTCGATTAGTTTGCGAAGCGGAGAATCCGCCGCACTGTCGCACATCTGCGTGAGGGTGGTCGCCTCGGCCACCACGAGCAAATGCAGCTCCGCACCGTCGCCCGTCTGCTCGTAAAAGGCGGTCACCTCCTTATACACGAGCGAGTTATTGTCGGCCGTTGCGCCGAGCGCTACCAGGTCCGCCATCCCAGAAAGCTGGTAGTGCTTGTTCAGCTCCAGTTTCCCGGATACGGCCGCCCCCGTGAGCAGCAGGGCGGCCACGCCGTCGTCCGTCGCGGCACTGCGCCCCAAATTGCCGTTGCCCAGCGTGATATTTACGTTCGGTCTTGCCATAACTATTTGATTTTGTAGGTTTCTACATTTTCACCGCCAGGCAGGCTACTCTGGTGCATGACTGCCAAACCGCGGTCGCCTTCCAGAAATACCATTCTGTCGGAAGTCACATAAAAAGTACGGTTGTGCGGATACGCATCGACGTACTCTTTGAGGAAGTCCGGTATGGTTGCCTTAGCCTTTCGCGGGGTCTCGTTCACGGCCACGTTCTCCGGCGCTTCCGGGGCTTCCTCCTGGCCGGAAACGTCGCCTGCAGGAGCCTCTGCCGGGGTCTCCAGGGTCTCCGATATCGTCGTGTCCTGCGGAACTTCCGGTGTTTCCGAAACTTCCTGGGACGGTACCGGCTGCGATATCTCGGCCTTTTCCGTATCGTTCTTTTTCATAGCTATTTACGTTTTACAAGTTTGATAATTTTGTAACCTCCGACCGCCACCGCGGCGGCGGTCAGCACCTGCCCCAAACGCATCCAAAGCGTTTGCCACCAATTCAGGCGATTCACCTCTACTGTCTTGATAATCACTTCTTTTTCGGCTTTCAAATCCTGACGGTAACGTTCTTTCAGGGTCAGATATATTTCCATGCTGTCGATGGATGCTGTAGCAGTCAATACGTTATCCTCGATGCTTACTTTGGGGGGCGGGAGACGAGTGCCCGCCCGGTACTCCCTCAATTCCCGCAGCCGCGCTCGCCCCAGACTGTCGCATTCGACCAGTGCGCGAACCAGTGAACTGTCCGCCTCGACGGTAACGACCGTGTCCCGAAGTACCTCACGAATGACTACGCTGTCGGTTGTCCGTTTTTCGTTCGATACCGTCATCCGCGGCCTCGCCGCGCATCCGGCCAGCGTCACGAGCAGCACCAGGAGCGCCGCCATCCGGCAAATCATTTTTCTCATTGATAATTTCCCTTACTAAATCGTCTTTCGCCGCGGCTTTTCCGCGAAACCATTTTACAATGGCCAGAAACACGGGGTGAGCCGTGATGACGGCCATGTTTTCGAGTATGGAGAGCATTTCGACCGCGCAAATGAACGCTCCAATAGCGCGATGAGCCACGAACCATTCCACGTCGAAAGCCCGTTCGGCAGCGTATGCCAGCACCAGTGCGAGGATGTAATTCACAAGTTTGGCGGCGCTCTTGCGCAGCCGCCGCGAGGTGCGGGGGATGTTGCGTCTTTTCGACGCAAGAATCCCCGTTACCAAATCGGCCGCAACGAAAAGCATCAATACGACGAACATTTCGTACAGCGGGGAAAAGTAGGCCAGCGCGGCCAGCCCCAGGCTTAGGAAAAATTCTCGCATGCTTTTCATCGTCTGTTATTTACCGGTTTCCTCCTCGCTGCCGGAATCCGTGCTGTTGACGGATGCCTCGGCTTTTTCGGAGTAGAGAGCGGCCGTGTACTTGCCGCGGATAGGCAGAGCCGTAAAACGCTGCTGATAACCGAGAATGTCGCCGCGCTGTTCAGGGTCCTTGTACTTGGCGAAAACCTCCGTCGTACCCATTGCACGCATAACCTCCGTGTCGCAGTACATGAGCGATGCCTGTGTGTCGGTGTCCTCTGTAACGGCCGCGCCGTAAGCCTTTTTCACGCCCGTAGCGGCTGTGTAGTAAGGCAGGACGGAGGATGTGTAAGTGCTGATTCCCCAGATTTTTCCGGAGGCCATCATTTCCTTGAACAGCTTCATGTCCTCGGCCAACAGGTCGGCCTCGTGTATGGCGTTGAGCACGAGAACGAGCGAATCTACCGGCACGTCGCGTCCCGTGAACCAGCTGCGCAGCTGAAGGATGTCCTCGAAGGAGAGGGCTTTCTGGCCGGAGGCGTTCGGGGCGCCGGTGGTAGCCCGTACCGGGGTCATGTCCGCGTTTTTCGAGGGTGCCCAATTATTGGCCGCGAACGAGGCGGTTTGCCTGTTCAGCGCATTCCTGTGAGCGCGGACGACGCTTTCCATCTTCTTGTACGCGCTCTCCTTCTCCTCGATGTTCCGGACAATCGTATTCTCCGTATCGAATGTGTGCAGAGGAAGTTCGAGCGGGGTGTCAGTACGCTGCGCAGAGGCAATGGGGAAGTTCGTGTTATCAACAAGAACTTTAGGGTCAACGCCAGCCTCGGCCAGATTGATTTTGTTGTATTCGACAAACTCCGACATATCGACGGAGCGCGAGAGGAAGGATGTAGAGGGGATAAAGCCCTCCTTCAACATCGCAATCCATAACTGTTTTTCAATAGGCATACAGTGTAATTGTTTGATGATTAGACACGTTTGAGAATTTCGGCGTAAACTTCCGGAGCTTCGGCCTTCAGCTTGTTCAGACCGGCCATGTCGTTCTGCATCCATGCGTGCAGATTCCACGTCTTACGCTCGGCAGGGATGGCGGAAGTTCCGGCCGTTCCCCGCACCTGAGCGGCGAGCGACGCTTTGGCCGGGATAGCCTCCAGGGCGGCTTTCGTGGCCTCGAAGTCTGCCGCGGCCAACTTCTCGTATGTCGCCTTTTGGTCGGCCGTGATACGGCCCTCTCTGACGGCAAGCGCTATCATGTCGGCGCACGCTTTTTCGCGGGCCGTTCGCGCTTCGGCCTCCAGCTTTTCGCGGGCCGCTTTTTCCCGCTCGTACTTGGCCGAGAGCTGCACGATGGCCGCTGATACGGCCGCGGCGTCCGCTCCTTCCGATATCCCCAGCACCACCTGTGCGGCGGCCGAAAGGGTTACTGCGGCGGGTGCAGATGCCCCGCCTTTGGTTTCGATGTTAGGCATATTTGTTTGATTTAATGTGAGTTTGACGATGTTGTCCAGGTAGGAGGCCAGCTGCTCGCCCTCCACCGGCTGCCGCTCCGAATTGTAGACGCACAGTGAGAGTGCCCCCGCATTGCTCGGCAAGGGCGTTACCGAGCTCTCGACCATTTCCCAATCCGTGACGTAAAGTTCCGTATCCCCCGTCACGGGGTTCTGCCGGTACTCAGCGGCGTAGACGTACAGACCTATCGAGGCTCCTTTCAGGAATCCCCGTTCTACCTGCCCTTTGCGCTCGCGTCCCAACTCCGTACCCTCGTCGAATACGGGCGTAGCAGTCAGCAGGTCGCCCTCCATGGCGAGCCCCTCCCAGCGGCCGACGAGTTTGCTCATGTCGTGATTGTCGAGCATCACGGGGTTGTCGTCGAACCGCTCGAAACGCCCGCCGGCGTTTTCGAGATAGAAACCGTGCGAGTTCTTTACGCGCTGGTCGTTCAGGATGAATTTCGGAAGTGGCATATCCTCGATTTTTCGGCAAATATCCGCCCGAAAAACATGCCTAACAATTTTATATCCAACGGTTTAATAACTTTTAGTAAAGCCCGCCGGAACAGACGACTTTTGCGGAAAAAAGAGATATGAACGCTCCGCGACACAAGCTATACAAGGACGCTGAAACACTGTTCGTGGAACAGGGCATGACCTGCGCGGCCATCGCCGAACAGCTATCCATGACCGAAGCGACGCTTTCCCGATGGCGTCGCCAGATGAATTGGGACGAGCTGCGGGCCGCGGCTCTCGCCGCACCGTCGACTATACGGAAAATACTGACCGCCGAACTCCAGCACATAGCCGGAGGCGGTCAGCCGCGCGTGGACGCCGACGCCCTAAGCAAGGTCGCGAAAGCACTGAACTATTTCGACGGCTGCGTGGCCCTTAGCGTCGTCATTTCCGTATTCAAGGAGTTCGACACGTGGATGGCGGGCATCGACCCCGCCCGTGCCGTAGAGATTTCCGAGGCACATCGCCTGTTCGTGAATTATCGCGCCGAGGCGGATTCCAACCGATAATCCCCGACCTATGCCAATCGACATCAAATTCCAAAAGCTATTGGGCGACTACGACGCACACTGCCGCCGCATCGCCCGCTCCACGCTCATCGACTTGAATGAAATGCCCGCACAGCGCATCGCCCGCGTGCGGGGACTGGAGGAGAATTACGTGCGGTGGTTCGAATACTACTTTCCCAATTTCGCCAAAGTCCCGTGTGCGTGGTTCCATAAGAAAATGGCCGAGGATATCGTGCCGGCCACGGAAGTGTATGAATTGCTGGAGATTTATCGCTCCGGTGCGAAGTCCGTGCACGCCGACATGGGCATTCCCCTGTACCTCATGTTTACGGGGCGCATGTCCTTCATGCTGCTCATCGGCGAGACCGAGCGCAAGGCGCAGCGGCTGCTTTCCGCCTGCCAGGCGCAGCTGCAATACAATAAACGTCTTATCAACGATTACGGCAACCGTTACCAGCAGGGCGACTGGTCGGCCGGGGAGTTCCTCACCACCGACGGCGTGCGATTCATGTGCCTCGGTTTCGGCCAGGACCCGCGCGGTATCCGCGAAGAAGAACGCCGCCCCGATTACATCGTCGTGGACGATGTGGACAATAAGAAGCACGTCAACAACGACCGCATCATGCGCGAGGGGGTGGAATGGCTCTTCGAGGACCTGATGGGGTGTTTCGACGAGGCGGACGGCAGCGTGAAACGGTTCGTCTACGCTAACAATAATTTCCATAAAAACAGCATCACGAACCGCCTTAAAACGCAATTTAAGGTGCAGATAGCCAAAGCCCGCGAGGCGGGCGTACCATCGAAATACCGTATCCTCTCGGTTCCGGCCGTGAAAGACCTCGCCACATTCGAGCCGAACTGGCCGGAAAAGACATCGGCCGACTATTGGCGCAGCAAGTTTCAGAACACTCCGTCGCGCTCGTTCATGCGCGAATACATGCACGTCCACATGGAGGACGGGGCAGTGTTCCGGGCCGCGGACATGCAGTGGAAAAAGATGCTTCCGCTGAATGAATACGACGCCCTCGTGTTTTACGGCGACTTGTCATATAAGGCGGCCGCATGCTACAAGGGCATGGTACTCGTCGGAAAGAAGGGCCGCGAGTTTCACATCATCCACACGTTTCTGCGCCAATCCACGCGGGCCGTGCTCGTCCGCTGGCTGTACGACCTGTACGAGGAGAGGGGACTGCAACGTTGCCGCAAAATCCGCTATCTCATCGAGGGGCTGTTCAGCATGGACGAGTTCGTGAACGACTTCGACGCCGAAGGCGATACGCGGGGATATTACATACCCGTGCGGGCCGACAAAAGGCCCAAAGGCGACAAGTACGACCGTATCGAGGCGACGCAGTCCTATTTCGAACGGCGGAACGTCTGGTTCAACATCGACGAGCGCGAGACCCCCGACCAGGTCGAGCTCGTAGACCAATACCTCGCATTTGAAAAGGGCAGCGGCTCGATGGTGGACGGCCCCGACGCCGTCGAGGGGGCTCTCTCGCTGCTCAACAGCGTGACCCGGACACAGCGGGCCACGTACCGCGTAGGATACAGAGATTCACGAAAATACTAACTGAAAATGAGACGAATTACAGACATCGTGCTGCATTGCAGCGCCACGAAGGAGGGCCAGCGGGTCACGGTCGAGGACATCGACCGATGGCACCGCCAGGCCGGCTACAAAAAAATCGGATATCACTACGTCGTCTATCCTGACGGCTCTATTCATGTCGGCCGGGATATTTCCGAGGTCGGGGCACACGTAAAGGGCCACAACGCTACATCCATCGGCATCTGCTATGTCGGCGGTCTGGACGCGGCCGGTAAACCGAAGGACACGCGCACCCCCGAACAGCGCGCAGCCATATTCTACCTCCTCCAGAAACTGCGCGAGGAGTTCCCGCAGGCACGCATACGCGGCCACCGCGATTTCTCGCCGGACCGGAACGGAAACGGCATCATCGAGCCTTTCGAGTACATCAAGGAATGTCCGTGTTTTAATGCGGAGGAGGAGTACAAAGACCTGTAAGCCATGTTCATAACGAAAGAAGAGTTACAGACGGCCATTTACGAGTATCAGCTGGCCGACATTACAGGCATGGACGTAAATGACATCGCCGTGCGGCACGCCGTGGAGGCCGCCGTATCGGAGGCATCGAGTTACCTGAACGCGAAATACGATATCCGGGCCATCTTCTCGGCCGAGGGCGACGCCCGCCACCCGCTGCTGGTCGAGCACGTCAAGAGTATCGCCGTGTGGTACATCATAAAACGTGCGAACACCGACATCATCTTCGACCGGGCGAAAGAGTATTACAAAGCGGCCATCGACTGGCTGAAACTCGTTGCCGGGGTCGGAACCGACGACGAAACCATCGCCCCCGACCTCCCTCTGCGGCGTACCGAAGGAGAGGAAGGCGGAAGTGTCGCCACCCCCTTCCGTTTCGGCAGTCACCCGAAGTTTGACAACGGGCTCGACGATATGTCCTTTAATTACCGTTTAAGAGGCTTGAAATATGACTAACACACGCACGTCCGGCAAATCCCCCGTCCGAGGCGAGAAAAGGCCGGAAAAGGGCGGAAAACAGAGTTTCCGCACATCCGCCCGACGGGACGGTTACGTAACTAAAATCGTTCCGAAAACCGTGACGCGGACAAGGGCCGATATCGCCCTTTGGAAGTCCGCCCTGCGCGCGGCCGACAATGTGGAGAATCCTCGCCGTACTCGTCTGCAAAGACTTTACGCAGACATCATGCAGGACGCGCATCTCACGTCCCTCGTGGAACTGCGCGTGCTGTCCCTGCTCGGCACGCCGTTCACGCTCAAACGCGACGGCGAGGTGGACGAGAAGTGTACGGCACTCCTCGCCGCCGCCGCGTGGAAACGCGATATCGACCGATTCGCGTGGGAGGAAATGCTCTACGGCCATTCGCTCATCGAACTCACTACGTCGCCGGATGGGACGCCGCAGGTAACGCTGCTTCCGCGTACAAATGTAGTCCCCGAACAGGGCGTACTACTTCTGTCGGAGGACGACGGCGACGGCATTCGCTACCGCGAGGCGCGCGAATATGGGACATGGATTCTGGAATTCGGGAGCCGGACGGAGTACGGCCTGTTGAATAAGGCCGTCCCGCATGTCCTCTTTTCGCGTTTCGCCCAATCCTGCTGGTCGGAGCTGTGCGAAATATACGCCATACCGCCCCGCGTCCTCAAGACGAACACACAGGACCCGGAGATGCTCGACCGGGCCGAACAGATGATGCGCGACATGGGCGCGGCAGCCTGGTTCATCATCGACACCGACGAAGAATTCAGCTTCGCGAAAGGTGCCGATACAAACGGCGACGTGTATAACAATCTTATCCGCGTCTGCAAGGAGGCTTCGTCGCTGTTGATATGCGGTGCGCAGCTCGGCCAGGACACGCTGAACGGCAACCGCTCCAAAGAGGAGAGCAGCCAGAAGCTGTTCGACAAGATTATCCAGGCAGACAGAACGCGAGTACAGGGGTACTGGAACGAAATCATTCTGCCCGCCCTCGTCCGTATCGGCATAGTCCCCGCCGGACTTACGTATGAATATCAGCAGGAGGAGGACCTGGAAAAGCTATGGAATCAGACCCACCAGGCCATGCAGTATTTTCACGTAGAGCCGGAATGGATACGCACGAAGTTCGGCATCGAAGTGACCGGCGAAAAGGAGACCGGCGCGCTCTCCGTGCCCCTTGCGGCCCGTGACGGTTTTTTCGTCTGAGCCCGGCTGATTACTACGCCGGGCTGCACAGTGCCCTCGACGACCTGTACGGCGATACCCTCCGCCCCGTAACACTGGCCGGAACATCCGCCCCGCGGCGGTTCCGGGCGGCAGTGTTCGAACGGGCCGCCCGATGGCTTCACGCGCGCGGAGAGTTCTCGCCCGACATGATGGAGGAGAAACCGGCCGCCGACATGGTGCGCGAGACTTACCGTATTGTCCGCGAGGCGATGGACAAGGGCGTGGCCGACAACGTCATCCCCGCCGCAATGGCCCGAAAGCTGGATAACAGCGCTTTCCTCTTTTCAGGATTCAAGACCGCACAGGAGCTGAAGGAGGCCTCCCTGCTGCTGAGGGAGAAAGACGGTACGGTAAAAGGCTTCTCCCGATTCCTGACAGACATTCGGCGTATCGACGCAAACTACAACGTGCGCTATCTGGAAGCGGAGTACAATTTCGCCGTAAGCTCCGCGCAGATGGCCGCCTCCTGGGCCGAAGTATCGCAGGACGGCGACCGGTACGACCTGCAATACCGGACCGCCGGCGACGACCACGTCCGCGAGGAGCACCGCGCGCTGAACGGCGTAACGCTCCCTCCGTCGAATGACTTCTGGCGCTATTACTATCCGCCCAACGGCTGGAACTGCCGCTGTACAGCCGTACAGGTACGCAAAGGAAAGTATCCGACATCCGATGCCGGGCAAGCTATGGAGGCCGGACGAAGAACGACCGATACCCCCAAAAAACGTATTTTCCGTTTCAACCCCGGTATCGACGGACAGCTTTTCCCGCCAAAACACCCATACTACAAACTGAGCAGGGAAGCGGCCGGACAGGTCAAAAAGGCCGTGAAGGCATTACAGGAAACGGCGCCCGAACAGGACACGGACACCGGGGTCGATTTGGTTCGGCTGCGCCGGCGCCGAAAGGAGATAAAGCAGGAGGCAAAAACATTAGCGGGCCGCACATTCTCCAACAGGACATTTGACAAACCTATATCCATTACCAACACCGATATTAAAGAATGGTTAAACCAGCCGCACAAACATATTGAGGCTAAAAATGAACTGTTGCTGGAAATCGGAGAGGTCGTACAGAATGCCGAGTATCTCGGAGCAGGTCCGGATAAACATATTCTGGACGTAACAGCACATTTTTTTGAAATAGAGATAAAAACTGAAAAATCATGGATTGTTGTAAGAGAGCATCCGGACGGGGAATGCCATATACATAGCATATCCGATAATGTAAGCATATTGAAACATATACAGAAAAAACCACCCGAAAAATAGTGCCCCCGGAACTGCAATCCGGCTAACACACTCTTCGGATGGTTTAACTGCCGTAAATATAACGTATTTTTTATGAATACGCAACTCTTATTCCGAAAAATTTTATCCGACCTTCGGGTGGAAGTGCTCGACGAGTTTAATAGCAACTTCACCCGCAAGGCATTCTTCGACCGGCCCTGGCCGGCGCGGAAAATGGATACGGGACGCGGCACCCTGCTGGTCGTGTCGGGAGCCATGCGCCGCTCCCTGCGGTGCACCGCCGCCCGCGGCTCCCTCTACTTCTCCTCCGAGCTGCCCTATTTCAGCATCCACAACCGCGGAGGAAAAGTGCCCGTTACCCCGGCCATGCGCCGTTACTTCTGGGCGATGTACTACCGCAACGTCCCGCCTGAAGGGGCTACCGGCAAACGGGCCGACCGCAAAAGCCGTACCGCCGCCTATTACCGCTCCCTGGCCCTGACTAAGAAAACGGAGTTCGACATCCCCCGGCGTCAGGTCGTCGGCGACCATCCCGCCGTCGGACGCATCGTCCGCGATACCTGCGAACGGAACGTGCGCGAATGGGTGGCGAAAAACATCGACCCGAAATTCACCAAAATGACACACAAATAATCCTTTTTCAAGTATGATTAAAGACACTTTAACGGCCGTAAAAGAGGCCTTGAAAACCGTCCCCGACCTGCGCTATACGGCCGAGGACTGGGGACAGCTCGATTTTTTCAACCAGCCGCCCGTGCGCTTCCCCTGCATCCTGCTCGACGTGGAGGAAGTACGCTATTCGGACAGCGGCCGGGGCTTCCAGCAGGGAGAGGCGTCGCTCACCGTCCGCGTGGCCGATAACCGCGTTTTCAACGGCTCTTTCCAGGCCCCCGCCTCACAGGCGGAGTTCGCCATGTTCGACCTGCTCCAGGCGGTGTATCAGGCGTTACAGGGCCTCTCCGGGCCGGGATTCTCGCCCCTGACCCGCTCCCGGTGCGTCCGGGCCCGGCGGGACGACGGTATCCGCGAGTTCCGCATGTCGTTCGACTTTGCTTTCACCGACGCGGACGCCGCGAAAAAACGGTAAGAACACGGCCGTTATTGCTCCGGCGACGCGTCGCCGTAACGCTCCTTCATCAGCTGGAAGGCCTCGATAAGAAATACGGCGCTCGGTATTCCCCTCCGACGGATAAGGGCCCGGATTTCATCCCGAACCTCTTCAGGCACCTTGAAGGAGATGCAGACACCTGCCCGGTCGCCTATCGGTTTACGACCGGCGCCGGGGCGGCGTACTCGTTTCTTTACTTGCTCCATGAGTTACGAAAACCAATAAAAATTCGTTTCATCCAATGTCTCCATATCCTCGACATAGCCGTCTTCTTCATCCACCGTAATGCGGCAGAGTTCGACGCAGTACACTTGCGGCCATGCCGTGTCATTGTCCATCCATCCCGAAATGTCTACCGGTTCATTGGCCGACAACTTCTTTTTTTCGTCCTCGAAAAAGGTCCGTGCCTCCTGTTCGTTTTCGGAAGCGAAAATCTCATTGCTTTCAACTGTCGGCCTTGTGTAGCGTACTGAAAAAATCTGTTTCATAATTTTCCCGTTTTTAAGCCCGGCGGCCTTGTTTAAAGGATTATTGTTTTTGATTACACTGCAAATATAGCGCTTTTTTCTTATTCGGTAAACTTTATAAGAGAAAAAATACAAAAAAAATTGCAATTAATTTTTCTATCACTGAAATACAGTCACTTACAAAAGCAAAAAAGGCGGCATTTTTGCCGCCTTTTCCGTCATTCCTCGTTTTCTTGCTCCTCCTGCAGCTGTCGCTGCCTGTGATATCGGTCGAGCAGGGCGCAGTCCTCCTCGGTCGGCAAAAGCGATTCTATCAGGCTGGAAATGCAGAACAGTGTATAAGTATCGGGCGGAATTTCTCCGTTCCAGCTCTGGAGGGCGGATAACAGCGCCTTCACCCGGTCGAGAGCCTCCGCGTAACCGTCGAGCTCGATTACCGCCTTGCGGTCGATGCCCCTACCTACGAGTTCCATAATCAAGCCCTCCCGTGATTTTATTGACGATTCGTTCGCGCAGCTCCTTGTCCTCGATGCGGCAGACGTCGGACAGCAGGTCGATGACGCGCTCCGGCGTGAGGCGGTTGATGCGACGCCCGGAGGGGACGGGCTGTGCCGCCGGCTTATCCACGACGGCCAGCACCAAGTCCTCGGCCCAGTCCCGGAACAGACGCGCGCGTTCCGAACGGATGAAGAACCCCAGCCGGACGATGCCCCGCTTCGTCCAAAGCGTGCCCCTTGACGAGCCTGGAGTAGCAGCGTGAATAATATTCACGTTGCCTAAAAAGTGCTTACCTTCAAGCAATTCATCCGGATGATTTTCTTTATGTTTCCGAATTAGCCATTCGGAAACGCCATATCCGGCAGCCACCTCGCGGGTAGTCATCAGAAACTCGTGCTGTCTATTCGGCAGCACATTAACCGTAATTCCTTCGGTTACGGTCATCGACAGTAAGGTGTCAGCTTTCTTTTGAGTCAGCATATCAAAAGAGTATATAAAAAAAAGAGTCCGCGCGCTGCTGACTCATATTGTAGGGACAATACTAATGCCGCTCCAAACGGCTCACGCGGACTCAACTCTATTAAAGTAGCCCCTGTTAATCAATATAAATCAGCAAGGGCAAATATAGCGATTATTTCAATTCGTCGAACAAATCGAGCTGTTTATGCGTCGGCGCGGCCATCTCCTGCGGCAATTCGGCCTTGACGTATTTCATATAAGTATTATAGCACATCCCGAACGTGTCCCGGATATGTTTTCGCCAAATCGCCGCATAACATCTGTCCTGCCGCTCCGGCTCGTAGTTTTTCTGGGTGATTTCCTGAATAATACGCGCTCTCTTATAATATCCCTTCCTATTGTAGGCCATTTCCCCGGATTTTTGATTATCTTTGCAAAGAGTGCCGCTCTTTGCCTCGGATAATCGTGTCCGGGGCTTTTTTTATGCGTCAATTCACCGGGCCGGAGGCGGTCGGATTGACGACCAGCACGACCGGCCGGGAGGTTTCGCGGGCGGGGGCTGCCGGTGCCTCGCGACGATATACGTAGCCCTTGTTGTGCATCGAGCGGAGCAGCCGCTCGACCCGGCCCAGTTCCTCGACGTTCATTTCGTACAGCACTTTGCCGGCTATACGGGGCGAGGAGAGGAACCGGTTCACCCGCCTCCAGCAAGCCTCTTTCGGTTCGCCGGGCTCGACGTAATATACTCCGATATCGGTGAGCAGCCGAAGTATCCGGCTACGGCGACGGCGCACGATGTCGGCCTCGCGGGCTTCGCGCTCGGCCGTCCGGCGACGCTTCTCATCTTCGAGGGTGTTGATAAGCCCCTGCAGCTGGCCGTCCGTCAGTTCCGCCGTGCTCTCCACGCCGTAGCCGGAAAGGATATCCGCCTTGCGGTCGCGGATACCGAGCTCGCCCAGCAGTGCGTGGAAATATTTGTATGCCTTGTTTCTGTCCATAATTGCTATTTTTTAGGTAAACACTTGTCTATCTGCATTCCTGCACGCCGTAAAATACGCGCGTGGTTATGGTTTCCGGCCCGGTCGGCCTCCTCGGCCATCTGTAGGACGGCCGTCATCATCAGTCCCGCCTCCTCGGCCATCATTTCTTCGATGGCAATGCCTGTATCAGTTTTCCGTGTTTTCATGTTCAATCTTCCAAAACATCCGGATTCTCCAGTAGCTCCCGAAACCGGCGGTCGCGGGCGGCTTTCGTGTCGAATTTTTCCAGCGTTACCCAATTCAGATTACCCAATTCTCCAGTCGGTCGCAGCGTCTTGATACGCGGTTTCGGTTGGTCGTCCCTGCGAATGATTTTGAAACCAGCCCGTAGCACTTTTTTTTGTCCATTCAATGTCATAATCGTGTCGTTTAAGTATTTGCTCCCGGCGGGGGAATCGAACCCCCGCTCAAGCCACCCGGCGGGAAAAAGGATTAGATAACCGCGAATTTGTCCTCGCGAACGATTTCGATGCCGCGGGCCTTCAAAATCTGCCTGACGACCTTATCCTGGCTATCATATAAGACGCCGAAGTCACACGCTACTTTGACATACGCGGGCGGGAGAGCCGCCGCCAGTTCCGAACGGGCCGCGGTCGAAAGCGGCTTCCCCTCCTTGACCGGCTTTGCGGTACCGGCCTTGATGGCTATAATGCCCGCTTCGAGGGCCAGCCGGCCGTCCGAAAAATCGGCCATGTGGTCGAGCCCGTAAGCCTCGACGACCGCCTCCGCGTCCTTCAGACGTCCGTTCAGTTCTGCGGTCTTAATTTTCAATTCCTTGACAGTGCGAACCGCCTCTTCTACCTGTTCTTTCGATACTTTTTCCATGGTTTATGTATGTTAATTGTAAGTAATTGTTAGTTGTATTACGTTTGGCTCGAGCAACTTCCGCAGTTCTCGCCGCTTCTCCTCGCAGCCCCGGCACAGGTCGTAAAGGCGTTTTTTGACACCCACGACCAAATCTTCCTCGGGTCTACCGGCATTCATACGGAGGTATCGCTCGGTCCGGCGGATTTCCTCCTCAATAGCCGCTATTTCGGCTTCCAGACGCGCGAGAACCGCGTCCTCTCTCCTCATTCCGTCCATGTCATGCAGTTTTAATGTTATACATCTCCTTGAACAGCTCGACCGTCAGCGGCTCGCCTTGTTCATCAGCCTCACGCATGGCCCGCTCAAGATAGTCGTGCAGTTCGCCGTAATTGTCGGCAATTCGGGAAAGCAGCTGGCGCAGTTCCTCGTCCTTTATCTGCTCCATAAAATCGAGATAGCGGCGGTCGATGGGAGCGAGCGCCGTCTGTCCTGCCTTGAACCGACGGATAAATTGTGCCATACCCTTTACCCCCTTGTTTTTCAGATTTTGCAGCGCCACGGCAAATTCCGGTGTGCCGACCAGCACGACCGGGACGACGTATCGCACGCCGTCGTAAACGGCCTTAATGGCCTTGATACCCGTCCTTTTGAGGTTCTCGACCTCGTCGAAAATCAGGATAGGCCGCTCGCCCCGCATGGCACGTTCGCGCAGCGTCTCGCAGATGACGCGCAGCAGGGAGCCATTCTTCGCCTTCGTGTCGATTCGGAGCAGTTTGACGAGCTCGGCCAACACGTCGCGAAGCGTATCGCAGTCGTTCACCGTGATACGGTACACCCCGACGGGATTCGCACCGCAAAACCGGTCGATTGCATAGGTCTTTCCGCAGCCCGTTTCGCCGAGAACCATGCGGGCCTCACAACGCTCGCGAGCCTCGTCGAGCGTATTGACGATTTGCACGTACTGCGTCGTATCCGCGTGCTGCCAGTACGAAGTTTCCAGCCGCATGCCGATGGCCGACGCCAGTTTCCGAAAAAACACGTCCTTTATCTCGGTATCCTGATAGGTGTACTTGCCTTTCGCGGCCACGCTGTAATAACTGGCGCTGACCCCCGCACGGCGGCAAAGCTCCGCGGCCGTCAACCCGTTCATGCGCAGATAATCATCCGCGGCGGACATGATGCGGTCTTTGATGCTGTTTTCCATTATTTATTGTTGTTAATTGATTGTCTTTCTTTAAATTTCCTCATTTCACGGGCGAGATAGCGGGCCTCGATGGAGGCAGCCTCCTCTGCCTGCTGCCGGTCCGCCTCGCGGGCGTCGCGCCTCTCCAGGCTCCGTCGCCGGCGGTCGGCCTTCTTCTTGTCGTCGGCCGTGATGGAGATGCTCTGCTCGTATGCCTCGTTGATATCGCTTTTGCGCATTCCCAGCTGTACGGCCTCGTCGTAACCGTACCCCTGCATGTATTCGGAAGTCCGCAACAGCTCGTCCAGGGCCGTGTGAGGTACTTGGCGGTCGGCCTCTTTCCGCCGCCGCAGGTGCTCGCGAGCGGCCCTTTGTTCGGGGGTAGCCTCCACATACGAGGAGGAGGATTTCACCACGGGCGGACATGTCATGATATATCGGCCGTCGATGCTGTATAAATCTGCACCGCTATCGTCGTATACTACCTGCACGCGGCTGTCGTAGCCGTTGCCCGTCGCTCTGGCGATGGCTTCAGCCCCTGTCCCCGCATAGTCGGGAATCTCATACATGCACGTAGCCGCAGCCCCCTGTGGGGTGACGAAACCACGCATGCGCTCCATGGAAAGCGTCGTGCGCGTTCCGAAGATTTGCCGCAGCTGCCGTTCGTCCATAACCTGGCAGGCGGGATTTTTCTCAGCAAACCGTTCGGCAGGAGTTCTTCCGTCGCCCCCGCGGCGGTTGTTCCATGCCTCGATGCGCTCCTCCAGTACGGCTATCGCTTCCGCATAGGTCGGGTAATCGAACACACTCATATTGTCTGTATTCGCCCGTCCTTCTATGGATGCGTCGTGCGAGCTCCGCACGAACTCCCTGCACGACCGCAGAACAACTTTTTTAAAGATGTGGAAATATTTTTCAGCGGGATTCGCCTGTGAATTTCCCGGTTCGATACGGCGCACGCGATTGAATACCGTCGCCAGCCATTCGCGGCTTGTGTCTTTCGAGAACGCCGAGGCGTTATCCGACACGAACTCGAACATCGTCCGCCGTCCGCCTGCATCGACGGCCATACGCACAGCATCCTGCACGATGTCGAACGATTCTTCACTCGACCCTTCCGGGGCGATTCCCCAGCCGGCAATGTAGCCGCTGGCTACATCCGTAATCATCACTACGTACAGGTTGCGCGTGCGCGTCTGTTCTTTGTATATGCCGGTCTTTTTATCGCGTGCCCGCTCGGTGTAACGGTAACTTATCAAACCGGAACCGTCGCCGCAGAACAGCGAGTGTGCCCAGGTGAGCTCTTCGGTAGGTATGTACGTAAGATAGTGCTTGTTATAGTAGTCCGTTCCGTGGCGGAACAGGTCGAATTTCAGACGGTTAGGGAGCGACGTAAGACTTCGGCAAAAGGTGCGTTCGGCAACCGGTTCATATCCCGCCTCGCAAATGGCCGGGACGTATTTTTCGCGATAAAGGGTCGCAAGCGCTTCCTTTTGCGGCCCGTCGAGGTTGACGTAGGCCATCAGCATGATAGCCTGATGCACGTCGAACCGATATATTTCGCCCGTGTCGTAGTCCACGACCAGCGATTTACCCACTATCCGACGGTTGTTGTTGCCGATTTTAGCCGATATTATCCATCGACGCTGCTCCTCCGCCTCGGCCGGGAACCCCGCCAGTTTGTTGCGGAGGCTGCCCCCGGTCGTTACCCGGAAATTGGAGAGCCGCAGGTCGGCGAGAACGGCCGCGCACGTTCCGTAAAATGCCTCCGCGGTCGGCAAACCGTACTCCGCCGTCCGTCCCTCGCGGACGGTCGCCGTGATGAAGCGGCACCACGCCAAGGCACGGGCATAATCGCGGCAAACAGCCACGCTTATTTGAAGACCGCTTTGCGTCTGAATCCACAATGCGTCCGCATTGTCCGTCAGCTCCTGTGCCGCGGCCGTCAGCATGCCACGCAGGGCCGCCTGACGTTCCCGGCTCTTGGAGAGATTGCGCCCCTCCACCTCGGCCAGCAGCTCCTCCTTCGTGGGGAGGCGGTCACGGTAACAGGCTGGTTTCCTGTTCGGTATCGTGTCTATATCATAATAGTATTGCCCGCCCTTGCGGCCCCATCGCCACGATTTGCCGAGCTTCGCCCTCAAAAAGAACTCTTCCTGCGCGGCAACCGCTTGCCAAGAGGCCGGAAGGGAGTGCTTGTACAGCACCCTCAATTTACGAATATACAACTCGGATATTTCACAAACTTCCATTACCAAACGCTGCGATACCCAGACGGTAGCGCCGTCCGTGGTTTCGCGTACAAGTATGTCGTTCGGTAATAGCATCTCTTTAATGATGAGTCTTTTTCTTTAAATCGGCTTTAGAGCCCTTTAAAACGGCGATTTCGCCTTGTTCCCGCGCCGGTATTGCTCCGGGCGACGGCCTTGCACCGCTGCGGGATTTTGATTAATTTTGTACTGAAAATTTTATAACAATATGGGCCGTAAAGACATTTTACTCCTCAAAATATTCGGCGAACAATATCTGGAAGTCTTTTTTTTGGATTCAACACTGAAGGCGTTTAGTGACGGAAAACCGCATCTTGATATTACTGCACCGACCGAAGAAGTAAATATCCCATATGTACGCTCAATTAAATACCTGCTCAATAACAATATGTTAGAAACAGCGGGCGAAGGATATCGAATAACCGCTGTCGGCAAATTGCATCTTTCAAAAGGTGGTTTTGTTAAGGATTTCATTTTTAGTAAATTAAAAGATATATCCTATGTTTTAGGAATCATTCTTTCACTGCTGTCTATCATCGTTATCATCATATCCGGGCATGACTGACTGTCCGATTCGTTCACAGTGTTTTATATAAGCATCGATAAGCGCTTTATCATATTTATAGGGCCGGAACAGATGCTTGATGATGTCTATAACACTCTTTAACATAATGGCTCGCTAAGTTTCTGTTCCCGTATCTTTTTCCCCTTTTCTATTTTATGCCCGCAAATCCAAAGCGTAAAAGATGAATATCTGAACGACCACCATAACAGGCGTAAGCCTATTACGAAAGCATCTTTCCGTCGCCTGATATTCAAGTGTACGTATTCATGCTGTGCCTCAAATTCCTGCATCTGTTCTGATTTTAAATGCGTTAAAAAGAAGTAGTCAACAACACGACCTTCTGAAGCATACCCGTCAAAAGCGGTGAACAAACTGATATTCAGTGATGCCGTATCTTTCCGGTGTAAACATCGTCTTTCGGCAGATAAGCAGGCCAAATAGGCGATATTCTATGCGTGTACCCACGACCCGCCAGGCGTCATCGGTTTTGCTAAGAATTGGTTTGATGATTTTTGTAATCATAACTGTTTTGTATTAAATGGTTTGAATCGTACCCCGCCCCGGCATCGCTCCGGCAAAGACGTCCGTTCGTAGCGGGATTCCGTGCTATTCCAGCTCGGCGATAATTCGTTTTTCACGCTCGGATAATTCCCAGACGATGACCGTCGCTTGCTTCGCCGCCTGTTCGTAAGCCTCGATTTTTCGCGCCGTGGCCTTATCCGAAAGGAGATATCCGCCTCCATAAACACCTCCCCTTTTCTGGTTATCGAGTTTGCGGACCCTTCGACATTCTGACGCCCGCACCTCGAATTTGACGTAAGGGGCTATCTTGCCCAACAATGCGGCGGATACCACATTGTCCGGGTAAATGTATTTTGGCAAATCCATAAGTCGTCGCTTCGTTTTTGCGGCATTTTTGATGCGGGCGAGCAGGTCGGGCGCGGTCATTATACGGATGTCGCCGAAAAGGTTGCTGGCGAACGACGTATCGACGCATGCCCCGTTTTCGTATGTCACCCGAGCGTCGCATACTATGCCCGTCCAATTCATGTCGACCGGACTGAACAACGTTAGATGCGGCGCGAACAGAAAAAAGGATATGTTGCGAGACTGAAAAAAGCGGCACACCTGCGTAAATATCGAAAAGGGAGGATTATCGACCACCACGCAGCCGTCCGGATAATCGTAATGCTCGTAATCGCCGCCAGGCCAGAAGGGCCGCACGATTTCCCGTCCCTCGATATCGGCATTTTCCCGCAACCATCCAAGGACAGCATCGTAAACCGGCTGTGGCGTGTAGCAATCGTCCGTTGTCTTTCGGGGCTTGAATTTCTCCACAAAACCGTCATAATCCTCGTGTATCTCCCGCCTCGATTTACGGGCCATAACTGTATCCCGCCGCTGTTCATCGGCGAAAAGAGAACCTTGTATATTCACGTCGTTAACCATCGTAATGTCTTGTGTTTTTGGAGGGTGAGGCAGCCTATTCTTTCTTGGCCGAAAGAGTAATACATGCTGGATATGCAGTGTCGAAACCGTCAAATATCATATCCTGATGACTTATTTCCACATCATACAGAACATCGTCTATCTCGATGTACACTTCTTCCTCATCATTTGAGCAAAGAAGATTTATCAGCTCGGATTTCGTCATAGCTCCACGTCATTACGTCATTGAGTTCTTTCCAAGTCTTTGTGCCTGAGGGATGTTCCATAAAGAGCAGATATAATTCTACGCAACCTTTCGATTTGTCATTCTCATCCCTGTATTTGTACATGAGATGGATAGTAGCCCCTCCACATCTCCCTATCGTTTCACAAAAACTTGGATGAGCCCCAAATCTTTTTTCACAAAATTCCTTAAGATTATCCCTGCCTTCAATCCATTTATATACGTAACTCATAGTCTACTCTTCCCAATCAATACCTATTTCGTTATTAGATAAATAATCCTGTTCATAATCCACCGGGCCTGCACTTCCAGCCGGTAGCGAAGGCGGGGACGCCTGTCTAATACTGTAATCCCTTCCATATCGTCACCTGATTATAATATCCACATTATCCAACTGCCAGCAGCGGGGCAGGCCGTTCAGCACCTGCAAGGCTTCCTTGTATGTGTAGCATGTGCGCTCATAAACATGCTTCATATTATTCTCGTCGTCCGATTCGCGATATATGACGGTTACATAATAATTTTTCATATCTCATTGTGTTTTAGTTAACTTTCTGTCATTTTCGTTCACAAGCCCAATCCTTTCGTTATGGTTATGAATAACATATCGCGCAAACCGTCAATGTAGGCGGCGAGCTCTTCTATATTTCGACCTGACGTCATGACCATCTGGCTGCTCTTATATGTTATATAATAGCCTGCCTCGTTTTTGCCGATAATCAT